TCAGCATTTGATGGTTATCTGAAGGGCATCATTACTGGAGTTTCGACCGATTCAACCAATAGTGTATCAACTATTGATGTTAAGGTTGTTTCTAGAGTTTCTGCTGCTGGAACCGAGACCAAGATTGATTATGCAGAAGGAAATGCAGTTCAATCTTTCGATACTTCAGACACCGTTTACTTTGTAAACAACTCTGGTATCAATACTGGAGCATTTGGTGCTGCAGGTGGAACTACCCCTGCTACTGCAGTTGACTGGTATGATCAACAAACTCTCGGATTGACCAACAGCACAATCTACTGGAAGTCCATCGCTCCAAAACCAGTTTCTAATGTATATTCTACTAATAGAAATGGTGAAGGCGATGCAATTCACGTTGCAGTTGTCGATGATCTTGGTACTGTTACTGGAACTCAAGGTTCACTCCTTGAGAAGCACGTAAGTCTTTCTAAGGCTAAGGACGCAATTTCTAACGTCAATTCTCCTCAGAAGATTTGGTACGAAGGATACGTCGCAGACTTCTCCAGGTATGTTTATGCTGGAGGTAATCCATCTTCTGCAGAAGATACCTACCACGGAACAGTCCCAGTCGCTACTGGTTTCTCCGCAGACTTTACTGCAGTTACAACTGGAGATGGTCTCTGGGGTCTCGATGCACAAGATACAACTTTCTCAGCAATCGGAAACGTATCATACACTCTTGCTGGTGGTGTTGACTATTCTGCAAACAAAGGAATGTCAGCAACCCTTGGTAATTTGATTACTTCCTACGGTAAGTTCTCTAACAGAGACGAAGTTCAGGTTGATTATCTCATCATGGGTCCTGGAGGAACTAATGAGTTTGATTCTCAGGCAAAAGCAAACTATCTGATTTCTCTCGCGGCAGAAAGAAAAGATTGCGTTGCGGTTGTTGGTCCTCACAGAGCTAATCTGATTGGTCTTACTGATACAGAGACTCAGACAACGAATCTGGTCAACTATTTCAGTTCAATTTCAAGTTCTTCTTATGCGGTATTTGATAGTGGTTATAAGTACACTTATGATCGCTTCAACAATAAGTTCCGCTATATTCCAACCAACGCTGACGTTGCTGGTTTGATGACAAGAACTGGAATTGTTGCTTATCCTTGGTTCTCACCTGCTGGCCAGCAGAGAGGTGTTATTAACAACGCAGTCAAACTTGCTTACAACCCAAGCAAGGCTCAAAGAGATCGCCTTTATCAGGCAAGAATCAACCCAGTTGTTACTCAACCAGGAGTTGGAACAATTCTCTTTGGCGATAAGACTGCTCTTGGATATGCATCTGCTTTCGATAGAATTAACGTTCGCCGCTTGTTCCTTACTGTTGAGCAAGCACTTCAGAGAGCAGCAGAAGCACAACTCTTTGAACTCAACGATGAGTTAACAAGAGCAAACTTCAAGAATATTGTTGAACCTTATCTCCGTGATGTTCAGGCAAAGAGAGGTCTCTACGGATTCCTGGTTGTTTGTGATACCACAAATAACACTCCTGATGTTATTGACAACAACGAATTCAGAGCAGACATCTTCCTCAAACCAACCAAATCTATCAACTACGTCACTCTGACGTTCGTTGCAACTAGAACTGGCGTAAGTTTTGAAGAAGTCGCTGGTCGCGCTTGATCCACCTATACGATAAATAACAAAAGGAGGAATTAAAAATGGCACACACAATTCAGGACTTCAAATCAACTCTGATCGGGGGCGGTGCCCGCCCCAATCTATTTGAGGTTGTTTTAACAAGTGAATTTCCTGGAGCAGGAGAAGCTGGATATGATGCAGAGAATTTTTCAATTCTTTGCAAAGCAGCACAACTGCCTGCGTCAAACATCGCATCAATTGATGTTCCTTTTAGAGGAAGAGTCTTTAAGGTAGCTGGAGATCGCACATTCGACACCTGGACCGTTACCGTTATCAACGATACGGACTTCAGAATTCGTACTGCGATGGAAAACTGGATGCAAACCATCGGTCAATATGCTG